TGGATGGACGAGAACGAAAGGGGGGATAGATGAATAAGCTGATCAGGAAAGAAGACACCATCAAGAACTGGGTTCCCATTGGTAGCCTTGAGTTGAAGCTGGCGGTGGCAAGGGCAGAGGGCTACGCCATTCGGGTTGATGAAACAAGGTATCACCACATTGTTGATGAGACGGTTGTTACATCGGTGGATGAGAGCAAGCCGAAATATTACTACTACGGCCCTCAACAATTGTCGTTGCCCAGGCTTAACCCATACCGCATTGCAATGGAGTTTTATTTGAAGGAGAAGAGCAAATGACGGAATACACACACAAAACATATGACACGATGCGCGTTTATGTGCCTGCGGGTATGTATTCAATCGCAGAAATAGATCAACTGCTTGCCGACATGATAGAGGCAAAGAAACAACAAGACGAACATTTGAAAGCGGCAATGCAATCACTTAAGGAGGACACATGCACTGGTTGCCAGAACACAAGTGCGGACTGCACCTGAGTCACAACGAGCACCGCGATGTCTACGAAACTGTTGAGCAGTTCTATGACCCCGGAGATTTTGTATCTGAGGAGGAATGGCTCAAGGCCGTCAAAGAAGACAGCGTTTGGGTATTGCAGTGGTATCCAAACACGCCAATTGGCTTCAACCGCATTGCCGCATCAACATTGGAAGCCATAGAGGCTGAACTCAAGGAGAAGACATGACGGACTTTTTTCTTGGTATGGCTTTTGGGTATTTGATTCTCGCATCATTGGCATTTTTGTACGGTTTTATTTCAGCGTGGGTAAAGGACAAGAAAACATGACATTCGATGAACTATTACATAAAGATGCCGCAAGGTATGCGACTAACCGAAAACTTGCTTACATCGAAGCCATGGACAAAAAACAAGTTGAACCCATGAGCGAAGAGGTATTAAATGGCAAATGGCTTGCTCACTATGAAGGTTACAGAGAGGGCTACTGGGTTGCAACAGATAACACTGAATTTACAACTGACCCATTCAAGGAGAGAACATGACCCCGCAAAGTTTTGATATTGACACCTGCAAGGAAGTTGTAGGGGATGCGCGAATGCGTGTCATCGAAGCCAAGGCCAGACAGGATGCCGACAACGGCGTTGTGGATGCACCAAAAGAAGCAAAAGGAACTTACTGGGATAAAGCGTATTCATACATGGAGTACATCGTGTACATAACAGCGCACCACAAAAGGCTGGAGCGGATTCAACGGATGAAGGAGAAGAACACATGAGTCCAAAAATTGAAGCCTTGGTAAAAGCATCTGGATGTGCTGACGTAGGTGAATTGTTTGATCAAACGATTAGGCTGGGGAAAGTGTTGCATCAGTTTAAACAAGAGAACGGACGCCCCATGGATGCAACTGAAATGAAATACCTTGAAGCAGTGGTACACGCCACACCACAGGAGAAGGCATGAACATGCGGATTGAACCTTTGGGGGATGGCAAATACAAGCTGGCTTACGAAGGACGTAGCCCAAACCCTGCCAACCCCTACGCAGTTTGGTGGTCTTGCTTGCGCCAAGAACTTAATGGGTGCAACTGGGAATACCGACTTACAAAACAAGAGGTTCTGCAACGATTGGAAAAAGAACTATGAGATATCGAATCACATACAACGATGGGATGTATGCCGACTGGGACTCAATGCAGAAAGACCTTGCATGGGCGTACAGGTGGGGCGTGTTCCTGTATGCCATCCGACTCAACATTGGTGCGTGGAGGGCGGGGCACAAGTCATTCAAGTATTGGCTGTATGTTTTGCGTAGGAAGCCAAAGATCACAAAGGAGAAGACATGATTTCATATACATACGGCACTAAGGAGTATGACGATTGGGTAAAAACAACCAACGAAAAGATTGCGGAGACCAACAGCCGCATAAGAAGAACAGGAGGTACGCTATTTTTTGATATGGGGACGGGGCTGTGGATGATTACGGTTACAGATGCCGCACCTGTACCTGCGTATAAACATACAGAAGAATATATGCGGCAACACAAAATGGCAATGGCAATGACAAGGAGAGGAACATGAACGACAAATTCTTTGACGGCGCAGAGTTGTTCAAACTGTATGCAGAGCAGGGCTTACCCCTTGAGATGGCGCTTATGCGGATAGACCAAGCGGGTAAGACTGTTGCGTGGCCTTTGTTTGTGCAGGAAGCTGTGCGCAATGGATGGAACTTGAAAAAAACTTACACCACAATTGTTGCGGGTGTTCGGGACGCAGAAATTTACACCAAGGCGCAGATGGTTGAGTTTGAAACCATGGCTAAATTATTTTTCATAAGGGAGGCAACATGAAAGACCCGGAAGATGAAGCATTTGAGGAACTTGCCATGCGGCAAGGTCATTGGCAACACACATCAGGATCAAGGAAAAGACAAATCATGGACAAAATAGAACAAGCATTTCCAAACCCACACAGGACTGACATGACAGGCATGACCCTGCGGGATTACTTTGCGGCAAAGGCTATGTTAAGAACAAGCGTTGGTTCATCTTATGAACAGCTTGCAAAGACAGCTTACGAAATTGCAGATGCAATGCTGAAAGCGAGGGAAGCATGAGCGAATTTAAGTCTGGCTTTGGCCTAGCGCCCATAAAGAAAGAGGGCAGCATTGCTGACCCTGATGAATTCACTTGGGAGTGTGCGTGTGAAGCTTGTGCACTCAAGTACCAGAAGTGGAAAGAACTGTTTGACATTCAACAGAAAGAACTGAGAGGTGAAGCATGAGAATCCTGACACGAAAAGAATTCCAAGATGACATGGCAAAGGAATGGAGCAAAGCGGTCGAGGCCGAGTACAAAGCCCAGATTGAAGAAGCAGTCCTGGCAGAGCGTGAGGCGTGTGCCAGGGTTTGTGATGGTCTTGCCGATGTGCACGAAAAGATGAATCAATGGGGTTCACATAAAACCGCCGACACTTTGGCGCAAGCCATCCGAGCAAGGGGACAAGCATGATTGAAGTATTGAAACAGGCGATTGACTATATTGAAAATGTTCCCGATGACAGAGATGGCGTAGGGCACATCGACCGACACGCATTAGTCGCCGCCCTCAAAGAACGATTGGCACAGCCAGAGCAAGAGCCTGTGGCGTGGCTGTTGACTGACAAAAACATTAACTCGCTTCAAGTGGATTCCATTCAACGCTTGATTGATCGTCTTAAACACGCACATCACACAGACTTATGCGTCAGGATTAACGGGCAAGATGAGTGGTTTCAGGCTGATTGGCTAAAGCACATGGTAAGAGCCACCCCACCACAGCGCACATGGGTTGATCTGTCTGATGCGCAAATTGAACGGGTTTACTTTGACGTGGTGAAAGAACACCGGGGCGCACCTATGCCGTGGGGCCAAGTGCAGTTTGGCAGAGCATTGCTGAATAAATTTAAAGAGGTGAACACATGACAGACGAAAAGTACGAAGAGCTGAGCTGCCCACAGCCCACGTTTGTTGTGCGCTCTTTGAGAGACGACCCCGACTACATCAAATGCCCACGATGCTGGCACTACACGCACGAGGGGCTACACAACCATGACGACCTATGCGACAGATGTTGCAACATACTGATTGAAGAATGGCCTGACCACGAAAGCATCCCACATATCAAACAACGCAGAACAGAATACAAGGAGAAAAACAAATGAAAGGTGGAGCAAGACCGGGCAGTGGGCGCAAGCCCACGTTGATTGACGAGCGCCGAGCACTGGTGCTGCACGGGCAAGGCGAGTCGATGCGCAAGATTGCTGAACGGTTCGGCGTAGACTACGAAATCATCAGATACTTTTTTAAGAAACGAAGGAAGCAACATGGCCATGACCCCCGAAGCCAAAGTCAAGAAGGCGGTCAAGCGACTGCTCGATGACAACGCGGTGTACCACTTCTCGCCTGTGCAAAACGGCATGGGCAGGGCGGGCATACCAGACATCATCTGCTGTTACTTTGGCACGTTCATTGCCATCGAGTGCAAGGCGGGCAAGGGCAAGACCACCGCGCTGCAAGACATGGAGCTGGCCAAGATACAGCAGGCCGGGGGGACGGCGCTGGTTATCAACGAGGAGAACATTGAATTGGTAAAGCAAACACTAAAGGAACTGCTATGCGAATAACACAAGAGGACATAGAGCGCCGGGTAGCGGCCATGTCCGAGGCCCAGAAGGACCACTTCAAGACGCTGGTGTATGCACTGCTCCAGTGCTACGCCGAGGACAAACACGCCGCTGTCATTGTGCTGGGCGACCTGAGTGACGAGAGCGCCAGCGTGGTCACAGTTAACTGCAACGAGATGGATGCCGCCACGCTGCTGCTGGCAGCGGACAACTTCTTTAACTACATCAACATGCGTGAAGCACCACCCAAAGAGGCCATGAATTGACCGCACTGCAATATCTGAATAGCTTGCGCCCGGCCATACCCATGTCGGCAGAGAATCCATGCACACAGATGAGTAACGGGGAGTTGCGCAGGCACATCCAGCAAGGCGCTGTGTTGCTTAACGGGGAGCGCATAGACCCCAACGAACCAATCGACTTCCCCGTTTTCTCTTTGGTCTTTTTCCCAAAGTCCAACAACCGCAAAACAACACTGGTCTAAAGGAACGCAATGACAAAACCATTTGACAGAATACTGAGCATCGACTTTGAAACAAGATGGAGTAGCAAGGACTACACACTGTCCAAGATGACAACCGAGGAGTACATACGTGATACAAGATTTACGGCGTTCG